AATGAAAACAGCATGGGCAAGGCGCCGTAAACTTATAAGCCACGCCCATTATGACGATACAAAAACTCACACCCAAGGAACTACATAGAATACACACATTACCAGAATGTATGGACTATGCTAGCATTGAACATCAATATGTCAAACTCACAAACATGTGGCGCACAATAGGATATAGATGTAAAAAATGCGATACAGCATTCAAAAGTAAAATGGTGTTAATAAACCATAGAAATACTTGTAGAGTAATAAATAGTATATCAAGAAAGAAAAAGAATGAATAGTTATAAACTAGAACGCAGACAAGATAAGAACATATGGGTTAACATACAGCCCGTCATGGCAGATATTCAAAAACACTTTGACAATCTACATGACATGGATACAAGTAACTTTACCGATAAAGATAAAGAATTGCTACAATTAAAGATTGTTGGCCTCAGAGCAATATACGAATTTATGGGCGCACTTAAACTAGAACATGAACTTAAAGAATTAAGAGACCAACAAGAGATACAGCGCCAAATCAGTGAAGGCACTAAATTAATGGAACAGGTATTACACTAATGTCAAAATATAGAACACTACTTGATAGACCACCAACACATAACATTAAGAACTTTGATCGTATGACAGTTGAGTTAGGCAAATACATGAATGATTGGGAAATGGATCAATGCCTAGAGTTTATGAACACAGTTGCTGATAGCAAATGGGACATTAACCCTACAGCAGAAGATTGTAAAACACAACTACAAATCATGCTTGGTAAGGACCGTGTCAATGAAATGATTATGCGTTGGTCAATGGAAAATCAAAACTTACTTACTGTCTTTGGTAAACTCAAATACAAGAGTAAGTTAGACAACAGAATATATGATGGATTAGATGCTGAGGACAATCCTAATGATTATGAAAAGGTATATCTATGAACTGGTTAAAATCACTATGGCTAAAAGTAAAACTACCTAATGGTAGAATCCCACAAACACATGTTCTTATCCCAATGAAGGAACAAGTGGTAGAAGTTGTCGTTAAAGAAAAACGATCAAGAAAGAAAAAGGTAACAACAGATGAACCAACTAACAATAAGTGATAGATTGCGTGATCCTTTCGTAATGAAAACTTACAGAGAGATGATTCGTGTACAGCCAGTGGAAGTAGTACAAGATTTGCGTAAAGTATTACAAGAACAAGCACCAAACCATCCACGCACTAAGGACCTTGAAGAAGCCTTTATAAATAGATTAGGTGAGTAAATACATTATGCTTGACTTGAAAAACAATCAGAAAATCAAACAAGGTGGAGCAAGGCCTGGTAGTGGTCGTAAAAAAGGTGCTACACAGAAGATATCTGGTATCACCATCCTTGAAGAAATTAGAAAAGTTACTGGTAAGAAGTTTGAAACAAGTTTAGCAGAACATTATTTAAGAGCGCAGAATGAATGTGATTGGATGGCGGTGCGTGACTATGAAAAGATGTTTTTAAACAAAGTAGTAGCAGAAAAATCAGAAGTTGATGTTACTTCAGGTGGCGAAACATTAAAAGCAGTATTTAATTTCCCAAGCACAGAACTGTCTGATTGGAAATGATAAATGTTCCACTTTACGGTGAGCAAACAACAATACTCCAGGATTGGCTTACTACGAACCTACATTGTATTGATGTCGTTCCTGTTGGTAGTGGGAAGACCTTTCTTGCCGCTATCGCTTTACCTATTTTTGCTACGGATGAGAGATATCATAAGGGAAAGGATATCATCTATTCAGCCCCTACGGGTGCGATGATAAAGTCCCTCATATGGGAACCATTAAAGAAATCATGTCAAACATACTTTAATCTTAAAGATGGATCAGACATTAACAATAGTGAACTAACCATCAAATTTCCTAATGGTGTTTTCATTCGCTGTAAAAGTGCTGAACAAAGAGAAAACTTAAGAGGTCTTAATGTTGGCGTATGGGTAGCAGATGAAGCATCACTATATACACAAGATACCTTACAAGAGATTACCAATCGTTTACGCCCAAGAGTAGGTTCACCAGACACACAAGGTCGTCTAATCGTTATCAGCACACCTAATGGCACTGGTCCATTACATGATTTGTTTCAATTAGCATTAGCAAGCCCAGACAAGTATAGAGTAAGACATTACAACTATCTACAAATGCGTAGTGGCAATCGTGCGTTTATTGAAGAACAGAAACGCATCATCAGCCCATTAAAGTTTAACCAAGATTACATGTGCCAATGGGAAAGCGTTAGTGATGCTTTCTATTACACATGGGACAAAACAAAGTATACAAAAGAGATTAAAGATAGAGGTGGCGACCTTTATACATTCCATGACTTTAACAAAAGAGTTATGACCGCGACAGTAGCACAGGTACATCGTGAAGGTGAGAACAATGGCACCATTGAGATATTAAAAAGTTATGCGATACCAGATTGTAGTACAGAGGGTATAGCACAAGCAATACGCATGGACTTCCCCAAGCGTAGAATTAACAGTATTATAGACATGAGTGGTACGCAAGTAAATCGTGACACTACCAGCCCTTTTGGTATAACAGATAGAATCATTTTAGAGAAGTACGGTTTCACAATCGTTAACACACGCAAAGTTAATCCTCTTGTATCAGATACAGACAACACAGCAAATGCGTTTATTAATAGAGGTGGATTGGTAGTTAAGCCAGACGATAAGTTTTTACTTGAAGCATTACAAACATATCACTTTGAAGATGGTACACGCAAACGATTAGTCAAGTACACAGAGCAAAAGTATGCTCACATTGACGGGTTAGGTGATTGTATTCGTTATGGCATACATCACTTGTTCCCTATCACCCACGATAGTTTACCAATCAAAGAATACATTGGTATGGATCCACGATTACAAAGTAGAATTACCCCTGGACTAGAGCATATGCCTGATAGTCCATTGTATCCAGGTGGCCCAACATGGGAAGAGATTATGAACGACAACTTACAACAGGATCATCAAGTATGGCAATAATAAGACGCAGAGGCTGGTGCTTAGAAGATAGAATACAAGACCAATTAATAGTTGACCCAGTAACAGATTGTTGGGAATGGCAAGGATGCTGTAACAACATTGGATATGGTTTCATTCGTGATGGTAAACGCATGAGAACCGTACATCGTGTTAGTTATGAATTACACAATCAAACAATAGTGCCTGATGATATCTGTGTATATCATACATGCTCAAACTATACATGCTGTAATCCTGCTCATTTAGTTACTGGCTTACGCAAAGATATCACTACACATATGTATAACCAAGGTCATGCTAATGCTTATGGTGGAAACCCCCATGGTACTTGCGTTTATTGTAACATGACCATGCGTAAAAGTATGTTAACAAGATGGCATAACAACAACTGTAAACACAAGCCAACAAGTATAAATACATTACATTCTGGTAATGCCTATACTCCAATATAGAGAGATTAAAACAACAATGAAAAATTCACAGTTATTAAAAAGAAGTTCGGTTTATTCCGCAATCTATCAGCAGATGTTAGGTTATCAGAATGCCTATCTTGGTGGTTACATATTCAAACAAGATGTTCGCAAAAAGCGTCCAAGTGAAGATTCCGTGTTATGGAATGACTTGGTTAAGAACACAGTAGCACAACCAATCTGTCGTTATATTGTTGATACCATAAATGATGTATTGTTTGAGCCAGGTGTTAAGCGTAATCTAAAGTTTGCTACACCACAAGGTCAATATATTGATCCAGAAAATTGTGATTGGGTAGATTTGTTTGTTGAAGATACTGATTTACAAACTCGTAGTTTAACAAGTTTCATGGAACAGATTGGTGACTTGACAAGTATCTTTGGTCATTGCTGGATCGCAGTTGATATGCCTAAAGAAGGTGAAGGTAATCTAGGTCGTCCATACTGTTGTGCTATTAGTCCATTAGATGTTTGGGATTGGCACTTTGATTTCTATGGTGGTAAGCCTATACTAGAGTATGTAAAGATTAAAGAGATGGAAGATGAACACAATTTTTATCTTAAGTGTTATCATTTAGGTGACGCAAACACTCCAAGTCGTTGGGAAAGTTATGAAGTACCAAAGAGTGTTAAAGAATCTAGTTTGATGGACAACGAAGCCTTTATGACAGGCAGTGGTGACTTTCCTCCTGGTATGAGCGTACCAGTATTCATAGCATATGGTCGTAAGGACCCAAGAACATTTGACTTAGGTGTATCAGACATTGATAGTGCTAGTGACGCACAAAGAGAACATTACAAGATGGAATGCGAAAAGTATACAGCATTACAATTTGCTCACACCATCATTCGTGCTGACAAAGGCATTAGTGTTCCAGTACACGCAGGCGCAATCGTTCGTGCCCTTACTGGACAGATAGAAGCAATTAGCGTTGACACTGGCGATGTTGATAAGATCATCAAAAGTCAGATGGACATACTAGAACAAATTGAAGCATTGACCGGCTTAGGTGGAATGCGTACAAGCAAAACACAAGTAGCATCAGGTGTATCACTTATTGAAGAACGCAAAGGCTTACACAGAACAGCCAAAAGTAAAGCACGATTGATGGAAGTTACTGAAGGCTTAATCTTTACCTACGCAGCACGATTTATGGGTATGCGTTGGGCAGGACAAATCAGTTACAATACTGACTATGAAGCACACGATACAAATTATCGTATGGCATTGATTAATCAAGCACAAGCAATGGTTGGCGATAGTCCAATCGTTAAAGCATTAGTTACAAGAGAAATCATTGGCATGCTTGCTCCAGCAGAAGATGTTACAGAATACCAACAAGCATATGTTGATAGTTTACCAGATTCAGCAATCAAAACATTGATGACTGATGAAGATGAAGAAGTTTATATTACAGACACAGGTAGTATCCCAGAAGGATATACCGATGAAGATGAAAGTGAAACACCACAAGCAAGCAATACATTGGGTCAAGCGCAAGCGGCGTTTGTTAAACCAGGTAACGCAGCATTGTTAGGTGGCATTGGTACCCCAACAACGCCAATGGGACAAAGTTACTATACACAACAAGCGGTTGCTGTACAGTTAACTGGTCTTAATGTTGGAAGATAACAATAATGTATAAATACATTACAAACAAAACCGTTTGTTACGATATAACTATAGGAAACAATTAATGGACAAAGTATCTTTCGTTGGCAACGACAGCCAGACTAACGCAAACCAGTCAGACGCAAGTCAAGAAGGTGGCGAGCCGCAAGTAAATCCAGGTGCTATTCGTAAAAGCACCACTAATTCAATATTAGGCGCACTCAGTCAAGCGAGTGGACAGAATTTTGAATCAGTTGAAGCAGCGTTAAGTTTCATAGCAAGAACTACGGCACAACAATCCGGTGGCAACGCACAGCCAATAGAAGAAAACCAAACGCAACAGCGTTCAAACAGCCGAGTTACTACTACCGATTTACATGAACAGTTTAGTAAACTTCAACAAGACCTTGCCGTAAAAGAGCAAAGATTGCGTGAGAAGGAATTAGATTCAGACATACAAAAAGCAATGGGTGATAGATTTGATAACGATATGATTGATTATGCGTTACAAAAGGTCAAAGGCAATATTCAATGGAATACTGATGGAACCTATAGCATAAAAAATAATAAAGGCCAAGAACGATATGGAATGGATGGCAATCCTCTAACGATTCAAGGATTAGTTCAAGAGGTAGCGCAGGGTAATCCTAAACTACTTAAACAGAGCAACTCTAATTCTGGATCTGGGTTACGACCTGGACAAGGTAATTTTGCTGGAGCACCAGAAGATTCTATCCCAGACTATAGCAAAGACCCCGCTGCTTTTAATCAGTGGGCACAACGCAACGGTTTAGGTAAGAATGTAGGACTTAAAGGTCTTACTGTGTCAGCACAAAGTTCTTTCCCAAGTCAAAAAGTTCTCTAATTTGCCAACATTAAAGGAAATATATTATGGCTTATGTATTAGGCGGCGCACACGGTGAATCCAATGGTTTCACTTTCGCAATCGCAAGTTTCGCACTTCGTGCCATGCACGAATCTCAAGGACTAGTTAACATGACTAATGTTGTTGCCCCAACACAGGGTAATCAATTCTTAGTACCTAACTTTGCTCCTATCACCTATCAGGATTACAATCCTAATGGTACAGGTGGTACATACGGTACAGGTAATGCTACCGTTCAGAACCCATCATTGACTCAAACCAACATTACAGCAAGCCCTGCTGTAGCACAAACAGCGTTTGACATTTTCTACGGATGGACAACTTCATTCCAATTAGCAGCAACTCTTGGTGCTGAATTGGGTGATTCATTCGCAGAAAAAGTTGACCAGCGTGTAACATCAGGCTTCATTGGTAATGCTATTGCTGAAGGTGAAGTTGGTTCTACAACTGGTTTCAAAGCAACACCAACAAACACATACTACGCAACAAGCGCAGACGGTTTCACTCGTGTTTTAAAATTAGGCGCATTGGAATTACTTCCAAGTGGTGCTAATGTATTAGCAGGTGGTACATCAGGTTTCACTAGCAATAGCGTACTTGACTTGATCCGTAATGCTAAACAACAGTTCAAAGTTGCTCGTATGCCAGGTGCACCAGTTATCGTACTAGATAGCAATGGTGACATCACAGAAGATTCAGCAGGAGCAGTTGGTGGATCTGGTTCTAGTTTAACTCGTTTGTTAGCAGAACTTACTGGTGGTGC